TGTAAGGCGCCACATGGTTTGAGAAACGGTGCCGCTTGGTTTGATAGTGGTGCATTTTTCACCAATCGGCCGATTTAAACGCTCCTTCAAACGCTCTGAAGGTCCCTTTTCGGCCCGATCATAGCAGCCCACCGCTCACCCTCGCGGCCGCCACCCGTGGCCGCCAGCTGCTCCAGCCTCCGCCGGCCGGGCGAGAAAGCCGAAACCGCGGCCGCTCCATTCGACACAGAGAAGCTCCCAGCCGCCCATGACGGCGTCGAGCCCGGCCTCGATGCGCTCGGATTCGGTAATCGGCACCCAGCCTACGAAAAGCGGCCCGAGCCGCATTTGGTCAGCTCCCGGAGGACGCCTTCGTCGCCGCCTGCTCCTTCGCCACCGCCTCGCTCGCGAGGTCGGTTGCATCGAGCACCTTGCCGGGGCGGTACTTAGTTACGTCGCTGTCGCTGGGAGCGTGGATCAGGATGTCGAAGCGCATGAGCGCCTGCTGCGGGTTGCCGCCCTCCGGGATCGCGGTCACGCGCAACTGCTCGACCTCGCGGGTACCGGTCTGCTGCCCCGTCTTGGCGTCGTGGATGGGCTGCGGGGTGCTGTAGCTCTGAGAGCCGATGATTTTGAGCTTCACGGTTGCTTCTCCGGTCAGGTTACAAAGGCCGCGGCGGTGATCGCGTCGCGGATGTCGTCGTCGATGTCTACCACCGCGTCGGGCTCGCCGAGGACAACTTCGAGCATCTGCTTCTTAACGGCGTCGATGCCGCCGTCGGCCACGATGTCGGGCGGCGCGTGAGGATGGACGCGCATAGCGGTGATGGGCTTGCCCATCGCGTCGGTCACGGCGCTCCCGTCGGTGCTCACCTGGCGCGCGTACCAGATGCAGTCGAGCACCTGGTTCTTGCGGCGCTTGCACTCCCACCGGCAGGCGACATAGGTGCCCTTGCCAGGATCGCTCGTCAGCTGGTAGCCGGTCTCGCCATCGGCCAGGTTCTGGATCGTCGCGGTCTTGTAGCTCATGGCTCTACCTGTGATCTACGGGCAAACGGTGTTATGCCCGATCATGAAGTTGCCCCAATCCTCGCCGGCGCCGTAGCTCATCCCGGGCGGGGTGGTGGTGATCGTCATCAGCTTCTGCGTGCCGAGGTCCTCGACGCCGGTGACCACGGACTCGCCCTTGGCCGTCAGCACGGGTTTGCCGAGCATGTCTTCGGCGAGCACCGTCGAGCCGTCAGGCTGCTCAAAGCCGGTGCCCTTCGCCCAGACGCAGGCCGCGCCGTTCTCGGCGACGAGGCGCACCGCAGGGCCCGAGCGCGGATGGGTAGCCGAGGCGCGGCAGACACCGCGAAGCTTGAAACCGTGGGCGAGCACGAGGCGTGCCCCGGGACAGGCGCGCGAAGCGCGGAAGGCGTGGTTGAGCAGCATCGAGGCGCCGACGCATATCTTGCCGCCGCCACCACCACCGCCGCCACCTCCCGAGGCGCCGGTCGTCCAGTCGCCCAGATAAAATAGGCCGTCCTGATTCATCACCTGCTTGGGATCGGTCGAGTAGACGAGCGTCACCGCGCCTCCGGCGTAGCCGGGGTCGTTCGCGGCGAAGTGGAACTTAGTGCCCGGCGCCAGATGCGGGCTCGCCCAGCTGTTGTAATCAACCTGCGCGCTTCCGATCTGGTAGACGGATGCGCCCTCGTTCACAGTGTAGGTTTCGTCACCGCTGTTGTAGGTCTCGCTCCAGCCGCCGCTCACCTGGTACTGGGTCGCGTAGCCGCCGGTGTTCAGCGCGATCAAGCTGCGCCCATCGCCGACGCGCTGGCCGCCGGGTTCACCTATGGTCTGGTGCCCAATTAACAGTTGTATGTTCCCGATCTTCGGAGCCGTTCCGCCGCTGGAGCCTCCGCCACAACCGAATTGAAATTGTAGAGAGACGGTATTAGCAGGAGCAGGCACAGCGCCGGAAGAATAAGAACCAACGGCAGAGCACTGCACCCCACCGCAATACCCTGTCATATTCCCATTAGCATCCTTGAAGACACCATAGGCGCCTCCACTTGCGGTTCCGGTAGCGGCTGTGACGATGCCGAACTTGATTACCGCAACATCACCGGCATCAATGCTGTATTGGGCAAAATTTCCGCGCCCATCCATGCTGTACCCATACCCATTCTGATTAGCAGCACGAGACGGGCCGGTAAATGTACCGTCACCGTTAGGCATGTACATCCCCGCCCAAAAATCGGCACTTTTACCCATTGGGTCGTGTACGCAGTTTGCTGCCCCCACGTGTGTCAGCAAGGCTGTCTGCTGGCTGGCCTTCCATGCGAAGCGGCTAGAGCCATCCGTTACCTGCGAATCCATGTTCACGGTGTTGACGTTCAGACCGCCGATATGATTGGTAACCTCGGAGTGCTGCGAAAAATCATCCGCCGAGACATCGATGCCGCCGGTCGGGCGGTGCAGCTTGACCGGGCGGCCGGAGCTGTCTCGGTGCGACATGGCGAAACGCCCGTAGGTCGAACCGTCATGCGCCTGCGTGTCGAGGCCGATCCAGTTCTGGTAGAGTCCGCCGATGTGGTTCGTGACCTCGGAGTGCTGCGAAAAATCATCCGCCGAGACATCAATGCCGCCCGTCTGGCGCCAGAGCTTGATCGGGCGCCCGGCGCTGTCGCGGTGGCTCATGGCGAAACGCCCGTAGGTCGAGCCGTCATGCGCCTGCGTGTCGAGCCCGATCCAGTTCTGGCCGAGTCCGCCGATGTGGTTCGTGACCTCGGAGTGCTGCGAGAAGTCATCCGCTGACACGTCAATGCCGCCGGTCGGGCGGTGCAGCTTGATCGGGCGCCCCGTGTCGAGGAAGGTGACATCAGTCGTGCCGCGGCTGTTACCGTCCGGCACATTGTCCGCGGAGCCGCCGGTCGTGGCGCCCGGCGTCGTCGTCCAGTTGCTGAATTGGTAGCTGTTCCCCCTCGATGCGACGCGGTAGTAGTAGGCGGCGGGGCCGTCGAAGTGATGATCGACTGATTCGCCGCCCACGACGCGCAGATCCGACCAGGTGTTGCCGTCGGTCGAGTACTGCACGCTTGACTCGACGACGGCGGCCGGGTTCGGCAGCTTCCAGGCGATGTGGTTACCGTTCGCCCGCGGGCTCACCGCGAGATCGATCGGGTCGGCCGGCACGTCGGGGATCTCCTCGGCCTGCCCGAGCGTGTAGGTCACGGCCGTGAGATTCGCCAGATCCTCCGTGCCGCCGCCGTAGAGATTGAACGCCTGCAGCTTGATGTAAACCGTCTTCCCGGCATCGCCCGGGTCGAATGGCCAGCGGAAGAAGTGATCATCGAGGCGCAGCCACGGCGCGCCGGCGGCGTGGGCCGCGATCGCCGTGTTGTAGCATCCGCGGCGCAGGTAGCCGCCGCCGAGCGTGTAGGTGCCGTCGCCGTTGAGCGTCGTCGAGGAATAGGCGACGAGCTCCTGGTCGACCAGCATCAGCGTGACCATCTCGTCGGCGTCGGCCTGGGATCCACCGTTCAGCTCGCCTGGGCCATCGAGCGCGACCCCGAAGTTGTTCGCGGTGTCCGGGTCGGACGCAGAGGTCGCGAGACCGGCGGAGAGCGTCCCGTAACGGCATCCCGGGTAGACGGTTCCGACCTGCGTGTACGAGACGTTGTCGTAGCTGACCCACACATGTGCGCCGCCCCAGTTCTTGCCGGTGCCGGCCACGCCCATCCACACTTCAGGCTGGTCGCATAGGAACTGCGGCGCGCGGAAGAGTACGGGAACCTGGGTGGTGTCGGGAGCGCCCTCGGTGTTCGGCGTGAACCCCGCGGCCGGCTCGATCGCGTAGCCGGCACTCTCGCTCACGCCCTCGGCGAATTCCTCGGCGACGATCTCGAGCTCATTGTCGGAGGACTCGTGCACCTCGGTGAGGCGCACCGGCAAGTGGTCCAGGTTGAGCTGCGGATCCGTGAGGGTGACGATTTCGCCTGGCGAGCGGGCAAAGTGGCGCATGTCGATCGTCGTCCGGAACGTGTTCCGGATGTAGAGATTGCGCTGGAGCGCCCACTGCGCGACGCGCTGCGCGAGCGCGCCGTCCTTGATCGCGTGCGCCTGGATCGTCTCCATCGATCGCACGCCGCGCCGGTCGATGTCCGCCTGGTCCTTCGCCTCGGCGACACTCGTGACATAGTTGTTGCTGCGGTCGACGTACTCGACGCGGATGCAGTTGTAGGCCGAGGAGAGCGGCTTGCGCTCGATCCGGAGCGGCTTCTTGAAGTCGTCGGGGCCCAGGTCCGCCTTGGAGGTGAAGTCGGGCGTATAGGTGACGCCGTTCCCGGTCGCGGTCTGGTCGCTGTAGGGGATGATCTCCAGCGTCCCGCCGGACCATACCGCGTTGGAGTTGGTGACGGCGAGCAGCTTCTTGATCAGCTGCAGCATGGTCGTTTCCTGGTCGACCACCGGGCTGATGAAGATGCTGTTCGCGACGCAGTAGTCACGGAAGAGGCTCAGGTCGCCGAGTGCCCCGAAGCCGATGCCGTGCGTGGCGCTCGTGAGCAGGTCCTGCAGGATCGCCGAGGGCTCCGCATCGTCGACGGTCCCGCTGTTGAACGGGAGGAGCCCGTAGACCTCGAAATTCAGGTTCGGGACGTGCGGGCTCGAGCCGAGTTTGATGTTGAGGCAGCCGACATAGGCGACATACGGATAGGAGAGCGCCTCGTTGCCGCTCCAGTGCGACCAGGGCGACTGTCCGGCCGCGCCCGTCTTGAGCGTGCCGTTGATGTCGCCGAGCGCGAGCGTCCCGCTTCCCTTCCAGATGGTCCCGAGCTTCTGGATCGGGCCCTCGCAGAGCGCGAGCGCGAAGCTCGAGCTGTAGGTGTAGGAGGTGGACGCGCCGCCGCCGCCGCCCTTTCCGACCTGCTGCTTGTGCTCCACCGCCTGGAAGTCGCCGTACCAGATCAGGTTCCCGCTGACCCGCGCCCGGCCGTAGACGATCGGCAGCCCCTTGCCCCAGTTCGACGCCTGGACCTGGATGCCATTCGCACGTTGCGCCTGGGTCGCGAGCGGCTTGCCCTGGCCGCTGCCGAACAGCCCGCTCAAAGCACGCTCCAATAGCCCACGAGGCGGTGTTCAAGCACATCGCGCTCGAGACGCTCGACGGCCTCGGCTTCCACGTAGGCGTGGATGATGAAGTCATCGTTCAGGACGATCGCGCCGTGGCTCACGCACCGGCCGAAGCGGTAGAGGGCGACGTCGCCCGGGAGCGCGCGCTCCGTCGGCCGCGCGAAGCGCTCGACCGTCTGCAGGAACCGCTCCTCGTTCCGGTGCACATGCCAGTCCTTCGGATACGGGTCCGGCTTGAACGCCGGCACCAGGCCGAGCGCCGAGTAGACCCCGATCAGCAGGTGCGCGCAGTCCACGCCGACGCCCTTCACGCACTGCGCGTGGTGGAAGGGCGTCCCCGTCCAGGAGAGCGCCTCGGCGACGATCGCCACGCGCGTGGCCGATTCGGCCCGCTCAGCGGAGACGGATGATGCCATGTCGTCCTCTGCCGCCGCGGGCCGGGCCGCCGCCGCCACCACCGGAACCGCCTCCATTGCCGCCGCCGTCGGAATTGCTGCCGCTGTACTGCGTCGATGGATCCGGAACGTAGGGGAAACCGCGGAAGTGGGTCAGGTTGTTGAAGCGCGACTGGCAGGTCGCTCGCGTCTTGTCACAGCCCGCGACGATCGAGACCGTGTCGCCCTGGGCCGGGATGTCGTAGAGCGGGTAGAGAAGCGTCACCACCCCGCTCTTGAAGCTCTTGATCTGGCGCACCTGGCCACTGTTCGGTCCGCTGGTGAACTCGACCTTGCCCTGCGCGAAATAATCGTCCGGCTGCGAGACGCCGGAAAGCGTGAAGCTCGTCGCCGTCGGGCCCGCGCCGACGGATCCCGCAAAGGTGAAGTTCGCCGCGACGAGGGCGCACACGCTGTCGAAGAGCGTGTTAGCGCAGTGCGGCAGCACCTGAGTCCTCGGCATCGTGGCCTTGAGCTCCGCGAGCGCGGACTCGACGGTGATCTTGACCTTCTTGCCCTGCGCCCGGACGTCGCCAACCTTGCCGGTGAACATGTTCACGCTTCCCGTGTCATGGTCCCAGCTGTCGGAGATGAAACGATCGACTTCGACCTTCGCGCCGTCAAAGAGGTTCTTCCACGCCGCCGAGATCAATGGCTCTCCGTTGATGGTGGTAGCCCCGTCGTCTGCAAGCGTGATGTCCACCGTGTCCACCGACAGCCCGAGCTTCCAGCTGATCTTGTTCCGGGAGACGGGCGGCCCGAGCGCGAAGGTAACGCCGCCGGCAGTAAGCGGCGCCTGCGAGCTGGTCCAGCGGAGCACGGTCCCGTCGGCGAGGGTGAAGGTGTAAAGATCGGCGATCTTGAACGGACCGCCGGCGTCGAGAACTGTCTGCATCGCAGCTGGAACCGTCTTCATCGATGTGTCCTCAGCACGACGTTGCCCTGGTGGAGTTGCGAGAGGAATTCATCCGCACTCAGGTGGTCATTCTTGAAGCGGACCTTGTAGTAGTAGCTCCCGGTCCAGGTGAGCGCGGCGCCATTCGCAGGCGCGGCGCCGAAGGTCACATAGCCGGGATTCGGGCTGTCAAAGGTCGCCGTCGCCGCCGCGCCTGCCACATAGGCGGTGCGGGCGCCGAACGTCTCGTCGACAGGAAGGACGAAGCCACCGATCGAGCGCAGCAGCTGGAAGGTCTTCGTCGAACCGTCGCCCGCGCCGAACGATGCGTTCGAGGCCGAATCGTCACCGGGCCCGGCATCGAAGAGGAAGGGCGCGCCGCCGGCGCTCTGGAGGAAAAGCCCGAGCAGCTGGTCAATGTCGCCCGGTTCGAACCAGTTGTAGGTGAGGGTGAACTCGAAGAGTGGGTACTGGAAGTACGTGCCGCCGACGTAGCGGCCCGACACGGACTCGCCGCCAATGCTGGTCATGATGACGTTGCGCGTGATCGGCCAGGTGAGGCCCGCGAGCGTCGGGTAGACGTTCATGCGAAGGCACCGTCACGGTGCGCCATCCCGAGCGCCTCGGCCAGGATGTCGCGGTTCTGTCGGGCGTAGTCCCGGAAGCTCTCGGCATCCATCGCATGGATGTGGTAGGTGTTGCTGCCGCCATTACCGCCGCCGCGCACCAGGTTGCGGATGCCCTCGGCCTCGCGGGCCGGGAGCACCATCTCCTGCTTATGGACCATCGCCATCTGGTCGTTCGGGATCTCCCACCAGCCGCCGGCGGCGGAGGCCACGCGCCCGGCCCAGGAGGCGACCAATGCGCCAGCCGCGATCGCCATGACCGGCGCGAGGAACGGGCCGACGTAGGGGATGCTCGCGATCGCCGAGTAGACGCTCGCCATGACGTCCCACATCTTCATGAGGATCTTCTTCGTGACGGTCGCCGCCGTCTTCAGCAGGCTCTGCTTGTTGGCCGCATCCTCGATCGCCGCGCGCGAGCTCTCGCCGGCCGCGGTGACGGTCGTCAGTGCGATCTGCGTGGCCACCCAGTGCGAGACGCGCTTCATGGCCATGTCGATGAACTCGCCGGTCATCGACTGCAGGAAGTTCCGCTCGGCGTTTCGCCAGGTGAGCGTGCCGCGGATCATCCCCTTGACCGACTGGTCGATCGCATTGGTGACAACCCCGAAACTCTGGATCCACTTCTTGCGCACGGAGAGCTGCATGCGTTCATTCAGCTGCTCAATGGTCGTGGCATGCTGCTGTTCGGCCTGCTGGATCTGGCGCAGGATACGCCGGCGCTCGACCTCGTCGCCCTTGGCCGCGGCCAGCTGGTCGTCCAGGGCCTTGAGCTGGACGCGGAGCTTCGCGTCCTCGAGAGACTTGAGCTGAGCCACCTCCTGACGACCACCGATCAAGCCCATCGATAGGCGATGACGCACCATCATCTCGGAAATTTGAATCTGAGAGAGCCCAGCCGAACGGACGCTTTCGATGTCGAGCTGGCGAATCTCGGCCATCTTCTGTTCGTGCTGGCGCGCCTGCTGCTCTTCCTTCTGCTGAACCTGCTGCTGTAACGCCGCGACGCGGTGATAGACCTGGGCATATTCGGCGGTCCCTTCACGCATCCCGGCCAGCTTCTTCTTCCAGAAATCGAGCTCGAATCCCGAGCGTTTGTTGTAGGAGACTTTCTCCCGCGCCTCGAGCTCGGAGAGCGTCTGTTCATCGACGGCAACAATGTCCTGGCTGTGCTGGCTGTACTTGTTACGGATGTCCTGCTGGAGCTTGGACCAATCGGTGCCCTCGACCACCTTTCTCGCGCCCGCGCGGTCAGCGGCGCTCGCGTGGGAGTCGTTCGCTAGCTTCTCTGCGTCAGCGCGGACCCTGGCCAGGTGGGCGAGCTCCTGCTCCATGCGGACCTTTTTGTCGAGGGACGCCTTTTCGTTGTCCAGCCAATGGCTCTGCTCGATGACGGCCTGAGTCTCCGCATCGACCGCGGCCTTCGATTTGGCCCTGTCATGCGATCCGACGATCTGCTTTGAGAGCGCAGCCTGCCGTGCGCCGAGCTTATGCAGCGCTGCCTCGAGCTGGCTCGCGGTCTCGTAAGTGTCACGACCTATCGCGATCGCACCACCTGCCTTCTTGACGCGCTGCAGCTCTTCGAAAGTCGCGTGGATCTTCTTGTCGATCTTGTCTAGTTCTTCCTGCGGGGTGGTAGAGGAGAAAGCGCTCTTGATCTTTTCTCCGATGATGCTCCAGCCATGCGCCTCGGCATGCAGGAGCGCGAGGATCCCGTGCTCCTGCGAGTGCGCCTTGTCAGCCCGTTGCGCCATAGCCTGGGAAAGCTGTTCGACGAGTACCCGCGTCGCCTGCTCGGTGTCGCCCTCCCGTTGTAGAGCTGCTATCTGTTCGTAGGTGGAGGCAGTAAGGAAGTGGAGCTGAGAATTGAGCTTACGCGCGGCCTGTTCCGGGTTGTCGCCAATTTTCGCGAATTCACCGACCGCCTTCTTGATGCTCTCGCCGGTCAGCTGCGCCATAGCCGCTGCCCCGAGCCCGACCTGGCGCAGTTCATCGCCAGTAAACCGGCCCGTCTCGGCGACCGCCTGGAGGCTGTCCCGTGCCTGTCCAATCGAAATGGAGCCGCCGGCGATCTCATTCGCCATCTGGCGGAACTCGCCGATGGTGACACCGAGGTATCCGCCGGTCTTCTCCAGGGCGCGATTGAAGGCCGCATCCTCCTCTTCCGCCTTGTAGGCTTCGATTCCCACCGCGGCGATCGCGCCGATCGTCCCAATGGCCGCAAGTCCGACGCCGCTGAACAGATACTTCATCAGGCCGAGACGGTTGCTCAACGTGGCCAAGGTTCCGGGGATCCTTCTGGTGCGGCCGGAAAGCATCTCGTCGACCAGCGCGCTGTACTCTCTCATCGCGCCGCCGCTGGAGATTTTGAGCCCCTCCATTGCAGCGGCTTCTGTCCCGGCCGCGGCCGCGCCTTCTTCCTGCGCGACTGCTGCCGCGCGTTGTTCGACGATATAGGCGGAGAGCGAATTGCGGACGCCGTTCTGCTCGTCTTTAAGGGCTTGGAGAGCGACCGCGTCGCCACTGGCGGCGGCTGTCGCCGTTTGGGACGCCTCGGCAATGCGGTCCCAACGTTCGCGAAGCGCCGCCGCCTCTCCGGATGCCTCGGCCTCCATCGCCGCCGCGCCACGCGCCGACAGTGCGACCGAGTCGATCGCCGCAGTAGCCTGTTGCGCGGAGTCAGCGACCGCGCGGTTCGTCTCCTCGAGGGCCGTCCCCGCCGCCGCGCCGCCGCCGGAAGCAACGGCGTCCTCAGCTTCGGCCTCTGGCGTTCCTCCTCGGACGATCTTCCCGGCCGGCCACGGCGTGTTCGGGCCGCCATATCCACGGGTCCCACTCATCCCCAGCGAGGCATTCGCCCTCTCGACTGCGGCGGCCGCCGCGTTCGCGCTGGCGGTGACCGAGTCGAGGCCCGCCGAGGCGGACGCCGCCCCGGTATCGGCACTCTCGCCCGAAGTTCCAATGCCCTTGAGCTGGTCCGAGACCGAGCGCAGTGCCGCCGTCGCCTGGTCGACGCTCGCCTTGATCTTGAGTGCCAGCTCCATCTCGGTGGCCATTGGCTATACTCCGAAGACACTTACGGGAGGGTTCAGGCGATGGCCCTGACGAATTGCACCGAATGCGGACGACAGATCTCCGACCAGGCGAGCAGCTGTCCGGGATGCGGGGCACCGCTTGGAGAAACGGTAGCGGCAGCGCACCCGACGACCATCCAGGCGACCTCGAAGCGCTACAAGGGGCAAATGGTTGCCGCCGTAATCCTTATGCTCGTCAGCTTCGTCGTGATGCTGGCCGGCGCCGGCGCCCGCGGAAGCGGCGGCGTCATAGTTGGCGCGCTCGGGATCGCGGCCGGATTCTTCTGGCTGCTCGGCGCACGTCTTTACGCCTGGTGGCATCACGGCTAACCCCTCGGCTGCGCTGCCGATCGCATCCGGCCCAACAGACCGCTCAGTTCTCCTCGCTTCAGGCGTCGCGCCTTCGGCTTTGGCTTGTACCCGACATACGCGGCGATGAGAACGCGCGCGGGCGGGCATTGCCGCCACTCGCGGTTCATGGCAGCGAGCCGGGGCAGCGTCATGCACTCGTCGATGTACTCCCAGGTCCATCCGGTGTCGATGGCGAGGGTGGCGTAGAGCCCGTCCCAGTCGACGGGCTCGGCGCTTCCCCCGGCGCGGAGCCCTCCTCGCCGGCGTTCTTCTTGAGTCCCGACTGCCCGAGCACCGCGTCGATCACGTAGGTGACGTTGTTGAGGTCCACCCAGTCCTCGACCTGCTCAAGCGTCACGTCCGGATAGTTGCGAACGAGTGCCGTGTGCACAATCCGACAAACGGCGCCCATCCGATCGGCCCCGAATGCCTCGCTCTCATCGGAGGCTGGCTTCGAGATCCGGTCGATGTCCTCTTCGCGCGCGCGGATGCCCTTGAAATTGAGGGCCGGGACTGTGAAGTCCCGGCCACCCAGCGAGATTGAAACGCCTTCAATCATGGTTTAACGCCCCTCACTCGAACCATTCGTCGAAGACCTTCCCCGCCGGATCCGCCTGCGCGGCGAAATCGAGCTCGGGAATGTTGAAGTCGCCCATCTTCGTGGCGAACGCGAGCTTGTCGCTCGAGCACGCGTACAGACGGATCCCGTGCTTGCCCTCGTCGTCCTCGTTCCAGACGATGATCTGGAAGGTCGGGGCGACGCCGGCGAGCGTGTTCCCGACCGACAGCGTGTGCCCGGAGGTGTCGCTGTAGGTATAGGAGATGAGCACGGCCCGGTTCGCGTCGCTCGCGTCGAAGGTGTAGGTGCCGGTCGTGGGATCCACGCTGTAGGCCCCGGTCGCCTCCGAGCCCGCCGCGACCTTCTCGAAGACCGCGCCGGTGTTCGCATCCTTCACGCCGAGGTCGGTCTTGAAGTTCGCGCCGTTGGCGACGACGATCGTGTACGGACCCGCGGAGGCCGGCACCGACGCCGCCTCGCCCGCGGCCAGGAGCTCGCGCCCCGTGGCCATCGTCCCGAAGTCGAAGAAGAGCTTCTGGAAGAGGATCGGGTTGATCCGGCCCATCTTCGCCTTGCCCGTGATCTTCGCCTCGGCGCGGCCGATCTTCTCCGGGAAGATGTTCTGACCGCGGAGCTCCTTCTTCGTGAGACTGAAGTCAATGCTCACGTCCTGGAGGGTGCCGAACTCGGTCGGCGTGGAAAGCGTGTCGCCCCCGACGCCGTAGAGGCGCCCGGACCCGAAGATCGCCTGTTCCTGGAAAACTGCATCGGCTGCCATCGCTGATTACTCCTTCGTCGCCGAGGCCAGGCGAACCTTGAGGTCGTCGATCGCCTGGCGCAGGTGGTTGTAGGAAGGGGTGTGCCGTGACACCGGGCTTCCGTGGATCTGTTCCTGGAACCATCGATCGATCTCCCGATCGATGGCGCTTTTCTTCCTGGACGGCGCGGGAGCCGGAGCCGGAGCGGAAGTCGAGCCCGGCTTCGGGTCCGCCCCCGTGGCGTCGTCCGTCGTCGACTTCTCGTCCTTCTTCACGACAGGTCTCCTACGTGGTGAACTTGGTGATGCGTGCGCGCCACCGCAGCGGCACGTACAAGGTGCCCGCCGCGCTCGGCAGCGGCGGAACGCCCGGCGGCTCGGCCTGGAGCGGCATGACGCCGTCGTCCGCCTTCCAGCCGGTGAGCGTCGTGACCAGGCGCCCGCAGAGTGGTCCGGCGACTTCCATCGCGCCGGTGAGGCGCTTCGGGTCCTTGGCCGATCGCACGACCACGACCGTCATCCAGTCCTGGTCCCAGGCGACCTTCCCGGCCGGCGGAGGCGCGGCGGCCTGCAGCTGCGTACCGATGCGCGCGCCCAGGTAGACGATGTGGCAGGCCGGCGTGATCTGCGCCGAATCCTTCACGCCGGCGAGGTCCGCCGCGTGCGCCACGAGCTGGAAGTCGGACGGCAGCTCGGTCTTGACCCGCTCGATGACCAGGTCCCCCAGCGCGAGAAAGTGCGCGAGCATCAGTACTCCGGCCAGTCACTGGTGAAGTCCTCGAGCGAACCGGTGGTGAACGTGCGCCCGGGCGCGTTCGGATCCGTCTGCGGCGCATCGGAGGGCACCGGCTGACTCGCCTCGGCGAGGCCGAGCGTCGCCTTCCCCGACTGGATCGCCTGCAGCAGCTTGATCGCGGCGTCGTGGCGCTTCTGCACGAGCTCGGGCACCGCGTCGCTGTAGAGCTCGAAGCGGGTGAGGTCGCAGCAGATCCGCGTGAGAAGCGGCGGCGTCGAGGCGAGCGGCAGCTCGTAGCGCGCGCCGATGTAGCTGTCGATCGTGTCGCCGGCGTCGGCGATCGCGCCGTCGATCACGCCCGGGTCCGGCGTCCCGTCGTTGTTGCGATCGGCGAGCGTATCGATCTCGGACTGCCCGAAGCGATCGTATAGATCCTGCTGGGTTGCGTATGTCACGCGACTTTCATCCCTTTCAGCTGATCGACGGAGCGCACGAACGACTCAAGCGCCTCGCTGATCGGGCGCAGCCGCTCCTGGATGAAGTGGCCCCCGATCTCGTCGGCCGTCATAAGGATCGGGGTGCCCTCGATCTCCTTGGCATGTTCGACCGCGTCTCCTTCCTTCGAATAGATTCCGTCGATCACCCACGCGGCGCCGACAGTCCCGACTGGGTCCCGGAACCGGAAGACGACGTGGAACTTGCGTTCTGGCATCAGCGATCTCCGGGTTCCCGACGCGCTGCGGCGCGCCGGGCCTGATCGATCGGGCCACGCTGGGCGACCGTTATCCGCAGTTCAGTCGTCGTCATCGCGAATGCCCTTTGCTTCGGGGGTAATCAGTTGGCGTCGGTCGACGCGCCGGCGCCTTCGCCGCCGCCGGATCCGTTGCCAGCGGCCGCGCCCTCGGCTTCCTTCTGGCGCGTCTCCTGGACGAGCTCCTGGAGCTTCGCCTTGTTCGCGTTGGACGGGAAGTCGACCTGGTGGTCCTGGAGCCACTTCTGCATCTCGGCGTTCGTGCCGTCCAGGATGTCCTTGCTGACGCCCTCGATCTCGGCGATGCCCTCGTGCACCAGGTCCTCGACCTCGTGCCACAGGGCCTCGAACGGCTTGCCGATCTCGTGCAAGATTCCTTCGTGCTTCACCGGCGACGTCTTCGGCGTGATGGTGACGGTGTCCTTCGGATTCGGTGTCTGCTCTGCCACGACTGTCTCCGTGGTGGGTGGTTCGCTTTCCGAAACGGTCCGGCCCTCGGGCCGCTTCGGAAAGCGGCCGGCCGCGTGGCCGGCCGCTCCCTGGCTAAGCCCTTGCGGGCATCAGCGTTACGCGGGCGTCTGGATCAGGAACCCGGCGCTGAAGGCCGAGTTGACCGGAACCCGCTCGTAGTTCACCGGGTAGATCCAGCTCCGGGCGTTGCGGTCCTGGTAGGGGATCTCCGCCATCGGGTGCCCGATCATCCGGTACGTGTAGCCGTAGGACGGCTCCTGGTTCGAGCTCGCCGCAAGCGCGCTGTACGCGAGCACCGCGTTGTTGCCCCACACGTCGACCATCTGGCCGGTCGAGTCATCCCAGTAGATGTCGTCGCCGATGGCCACCTTGTCGAGGTCCCACAGCTGGGCGAGCATGTCCGCGGTGATCGACTCCTTCGACGTGTACTTGAACCGGTCGACGATGTTCGGGTTCGTGCGCGCGGCCTTGTACGCCTGGGCCGACATCACGAGCACGTTCGGGCGCACGCCGATGCCGGTGCGAACCGTCTCCTTGTAGTCGTCGATGTCCTGCGTCGGGTTGCTCGACGGATCGCTCCACTTGCTGGTGCCCGCGAGCGCCACCTTGTGGTTCGCGTCGTAGTTGTTGGGATCGAGCGCAAGCGCCGCCTGGTCTGCCTCGAGGCTCTTTTTAAGGATGTTCACCGTCCCGCGCAGGTACACCTGGGCGAGGTTGATGTGCGGCACGCGCTGCGCATCCTCCATGACCTCGAAGGGAACCTTGCCTTCGAGCGCGTCCTGGACGAGCGCAAACTTGTCGCCGAGATAACCGAAGTCGACTCGTTTCGTGGCCGCACCAGGCGCACGCCGCGCGTTGTATCGGCGGAATGCCTCGGGCCCGAACTGGATCACCTGGCCGCCGCGGGTCGAGACCGGAACCTCGGGGAAGAGCACGGAGCCCACGAGGTTCGGGAACCTGTAGCCCTGGACGACCTCGGTGATGATCGGGTCGATGACGCGCGCGCCGGCTGGCGAGAGCTGTCCGATCCCGAAGAGCATCCCGAGACCACCGAGCCCGTGGCCCGCTGCGGGGGACATGGCCGCGAAGGCCGGATGCGTCGCCGTTACCAGGCCGATGGCCGCGATGGCCACCGCCAGGAAGACGCGCTGGAACTGCTGACTGCGCATGGCGTGCATACCTCCTTAGCGCCGGGTGATGACTTCGATGATGTCGCCGGCGGCGGCTGCCGCCTCCAGCGCATCCGCGAAGATGTACTCGGGCAGAATCGAGCCCGTGAGAATTCCGCCGTTGGCCGCGGTCGACGTGACGGCGGTTCCCCCGGCGGCGACGTCCAGCTGCGAGGCCGGGACCGCGCGGCCCTGGGCGTCGACGGTCAGCGCATCGCCCACGGCGATCGCGGCGCCCGCTTCGACCAGGACGGTGTCGTCGACATTGACCGGGAACTCGTCCCCGTCCGCGGCGTCGTAGGCCGCCACGCCGAGGACCTTCTGGCCTGCGACGGTGGCCTGCGCGCCGTCGAAGCCGACGGCCCGGTACTGCGTGATCGCGCCCGACGCCTTGAGGGTGAGCGCGAGATTGACAAGTGACTGGCGTGCCATTGGTGGTTACTCCTCCGTTTCCAGGGCAGCCACCGCCTCGGCGAAGCTGCACTCGTGCTTGGTTGCGTACGCCTTCGCCTTGCGGTGCAGGGCGGCGCGCTCGGGATCGACGTTGAGGCCCGGCTCGTGGGTGAACGAGGCCGCGGCGCGGGTGCCTTCGTCCTCGCCGGCGGCGCCGCGCTCGGCGTAGTCCACGCGCGAGGGCAGCGACTTCAGGAGATCGCGCAGGATCTCCGCCGACGGCTTCTTGACCGTCCCGTCGCCCTCGGCGAACTCGACCTCGGCGCCCTCGCCGAAAGAGGCCAGGAGCTCGGTGAGCGGGGCCTTCTCGCGCGGGAGCACCTTGCCTTCCTGCGTGAGCGCCTCGACGAACTCGACCGCGTCACGCTTGCGGGCCTCGGCGGCGGCCTTCTCGGCCTCGCGCTCGCGGGCGGTGATGGCCTCGCTGCGCTCGGAGAACTCCGCCTCCTTCGCCTCGACGGCCTTCTCGCGCTCGGCAATCTTCGCCTCGCGCTCCCTGATCTGCTGTTCGGTCAACACGGTGGTGCTCTCCTCGGAAAAGGAAATGGAATGCGCTCGGCACCAGTCGCGAGCCGTCTGCGGCAACGCGTCCGTCCAGCCGTGGCGCTTGGCGATGTCGACGATCCGGCGGCGCACGGCGTCCGGATCATTGGCGTGGCCGGCAAGATCCCAGGCGTCGCCCACGTCCGCCGGGCCCTTGATCGGGAAGCTGTCGTGCGGGCCGGCGTACTCGGGATCCGCGAACTCGAAACCGCGCAGGATTCGGCGCAGCCCGGAAGCCACGAGCGAGACGAGGCCCGGCTCCTCCTCGGAGAACTCGACCTCGACGACGCCTTCCTCGTCGTCGGCGAACTCCGCGGCCTTGAGCCCCTTCACCGCCGGCGGCTGCGCGCCCAGGAACCCGACGTGGCGCACGTAGTACGCGTCGGAGCCCGGACCGTCCTGGATGGGATGGCTGGGGTGACCCGGCGGGTAGAAGCTCGCGCTCACCTTCTTGAAGCGCCCGGCCTGGACCATCTCGGCGAAATCGGTGTCGACCTGGTCAGGGATGGCCGCCAGGCCGTCCTCGCCATACTCGAGCGAGCGCACCCAGCCGTAGGCGGGCGCGTCCGTCTTCGGGTGCCCGACGACGATCGGCGCCTCGTGCTTGGCCGGATCGTAGGCTGCGGCCGAGGCCCGCAGACGGGCCTCGGTGAACTCGATCGCCTCGCCCTGGCGGGACGTGTGCCGCCCCGGGCGGAAGATGGGAATGCGCTTCATGCCTGGTGAATGCCCCCTGCGCGCTCGTAGAACGGAACTTCGTCGGCGCGGATTCGATGAAAAACGCTCATGGGGCAGCAGTCTGCCGACGGGGGCAGCGCGGCATAAGTTGGAAGGCGCTTCCCATCTCGGAAGCGGGTCGCGGGGAGGGGAATCCGGCCCGGAGCATCGAGGCGCGGACGCGCCTGGGCGATGGTGGCTCCGGCTGTCACGCTTCCTGATTAGGAGCGCCAGCGCCGGGCTGGGGAACTGAGCATAGCGCCGGGCGTCTCCCGGCGCAATCGGGGCCCGATTTGGGGGTTCCCACCTCGGGAGGCGTAAAACGGCCCGTCGGGGAGTCTCCTGAATCGTTTAAATGGCGTTTAAATTTCCGCAGGCGGCGCGAGCGCCTGTCTGGACGGGGGGCAGTAGGTCTGAAACCGGCTCAGGCGATCTGAGAGGCTCGACTGGACACTTTTGCGCCAGCGATCAGGCGGCGTCGGAGAGCCACGCGTGGAGGATGTCCAGGATCTCCGTCCGGTCGCGCTCGGTGACGCCGAGGAATGGCCGCGGCGGCAGGTTGATCTCGGGGCGCCCGAACTGCTGCGCGGCGGCGTACACCTGGTTGCTGCCCCACTCGACGGTGTCCTTCGTCGCCTGCCAGGCAAAGGTGCTGACCAGGAAGCCGTAGAGCACCAGGATCTCGTCGGGGTGGTGCTCGCGCTTGCGCTTGCTCTTGAGGTAACGCTCGGTGAGCGGTTCCCATGCGGCGATGGGATTGTCGGCGTTCTGGCTCTCGATGCGCTCACGCGTCGATTCCACGCCGTACTGGCCGATCTCCGCGAGCGCGGGCTGCGGATCCTCCAGGCGAGCGAGGAGGCGCTTGAGCTCGTCCTGGACGCCGGCGTCGACGTACTGGAGCTCGATGCGCGCGCCGGCCATCAGCCGCCCCCGTCCTGCGGCGGCTTGCCCTGCGGGCGCGCGGCCGCGCCGGCGCCGAGCTCCTGGAGGGACGGCGCCGGCGGCGCGCTCGGCATCGAGGAAAGATAGCGGGCGAGCGCCGTCGCGAAGTCGTGGTCGAGCTCGTGCTGCAGGATCTCCTCGACCGCGCGCTGCGTCTCCTTGTATGCCGTCGCACCCGGCGCATAGCCGAAACCCGGGTCGATCCCTTCGGGGACGGAAACGGTGCGCGGGCTCGGGCCCTGCGTGCCGACGGTGACCGTGCGCATCTTCGTCGGTGGGGCCTCGTCCGGACCGTCTTTCCCCAGGCGCCGCAGCTTGCGCTCGCTCACGCCCTCGACGTAGCAGGTGCAGCCCCAGCCGTTCGGCGGGAAGTGCGTGTCCCACCAGGGATCGTCATGGCGCAGCACCAGGCCGTTCCAGCCTTCCGGCGGATGTGCGATGTGCAGCGGGCGCGGCACCTTGTCCAGGTGCGAGTGCTTGTAGCGCCAGTACGGGAACGCCTTCGTGTTCGCCTTCAGCTGCGCATAGCGGCCGGCGGCGTAGCTGGTCCGCAGGTTTGTCTCGTAGATCACGCGCGTGCGCCAGTTCCGGCCGCCCGTGTAGCTCCAGCCGTAGCGCGCGACGATCTTGTCGAAGTCCTTGCGGAACTCCTGGAGCGTGGTGCCGTCGCGGATCGCCTTGTCCACCGCGTCGCGCAGATCCTGGAGGAGCTCGGCCTTCGCGGCGCCGGCGACCATGAAGCCGGTGTCGTGGTCGGCCTGCCACAGATCCGTCCAGGACGCGGTCGGGACATTGACCTTCCGCAGGAAGAAGGCGATCTGCTCGCGGAACGGGAGGCTTCCGTAGCTAGCCATGAGGACTGCTCAGGTTACCCAGCCGTCGGTGACGAATCCGTGCCAGCGGCAGCCGTCCAGAAGAAGGACCGACCGACTCTTGCCGGGGCAGCTCTGAAGGCTCAAGTCGTGAAAGCCTGTCCCCTGAAGCCTCCAGCGCCCGGGGCGCGGCGCCACGCGCTGCGGGACGTCGCACCCCCAGCAAATGACGCCGTGCACGCCGACACGGTTATGGCCATTGCGCTCGAAGCATAGCGGGCAGACGAAGAAGATCCCATTCGCCTCCTCAAGGGAGTCCACTCGGCGATAGAAAGAAGGATCACCGGTACTAAACAGCCATTCCGGTTCGAGGTCGACGAGCGCGATCCGCATGGCTTACTCGGCCTCGTCAGAAGCGTCCGCGCGGCCCTGGAGGTTCGCCACCGTCAGCGCGTGGCTCATGACTGCGGCGAACTCCTTCGAGTCGAGCTCGGAGAAGGCCGCGGTCAGCCGGCGCGATAGATCTGGCAGGCTCGTCGCGTCCGCCGCGATCGCATGGATCTGGCGCACCCACTTGTCGACCACCGGCTGCGCGCGCCGATCGAGCTGGGACGCGAGCCGGTCCTCCGGCGCGTGCTCCGCGAAGCTCGGCGCCGGCGCGGCGCTTGGATCGCTCGGCGGCTCCGGAGGCGGCGTGGCGCCGGGAGCGCCCTGGGACTTGATGTCCTCGAACTCGGTGTCGAACATCTCCTCCATCTTTGCGCGCGTCGGGCGATAGCCCGCCTTGGCAAGGTTCGAGATGGCCGTCGACATGTTCACCCAGTCGGTCGGCTCTTTTGTCTGCCGCCACACGCGCGGGTAGGCCGCACCGGGGTAATTCCAGTCGGTCAGCCAGCGCGCGGGCCCGGCATTGAAGCTCGAGCACATCTCATCGGCGTCGGCCTTCACCAGGTCGCTTCGCACCTCCTCGGCCATGCTCTCGCCACCGAGGCGTCCAGGTGTCGCATCCGCCGCGCCGGTGTGACCGACGACCATCTTGCTGATCGAATCGTCCATGCGCTTCTCGAGGGACTCGTAGTCCGCCGTACCGGAGCGCGCCGCCTCGATCAGCTCGATGGCCATGCCGTCGGGGATGATGACGCCCGAGTCGGTCGTGATCGCCGAGAGCGCCTGGAGGAGCCGCTGCTTTTCCTCGTAGGTCGCGCCGGCCTGATAGGTGCCCTTGGCCGTCGGCATGCCGAACTTCTCCAGGAAGATCAGCCAGAACCGCAGGCCGTTGCGCTTGAACAGTACCGGCCAGTAGAGGAAGTGCCCGAGGCCGAGGCCGTAGGGCTCGTCGTCGTTGTCCGTGCCGGCGGTGTAGAGCCAGAACTTGCGCTCGGGGAGCAGCTCGCCCATGAGATCGCCGAAGGTCAGCAGCCGGAGCCGCTGCGCGCCGTCGAAGCGGAAGCGGCGCGCCTTGCGCACCTTGATGCGATCGATCACGACCTCGCGCCCGTCGCGGCCGTACAGGAGCTCCGCGACCGAGTAGCCGTAGAAGCGACCGTAGAGCATCTTGTCGGTGACCGCATCCCAGTTCAGGTCGGCGAGCTGCGCCTTCAGCGACTCGGCGGCCTTCTTGTCGATCGCCCGGGTGCCTCCGGGCTCGACGAACCACTCCTTCGAGACCACCGCCCCGCGGCGCTGCTGGAAGGTCGCGGCGACCTGGCTGTCGCGTAGCAGGTCCTCGTAGAGCCGAAGGTCGCCGCCGCCTCGCTGGCGCAGCACCTGGTCCTGCGGCAGCATGAGGATCTGCGGCGTGACATAGCCCCGCGTGATGTCGCGGCCATCCAGGGTGGTCGCGATCTGGTTCGGGTCCGGGCGCACGGTCCGGGTCGGCTTCAGCTCGCCGATCGCCGGGTCGGCGAAGTCCGCCGGCACCAGCACGCCGCTCGGGCGCTTTACGTGTTGGTCAGCCATCAGAAGCCTCCGAAGTCGTTCAATCCGCCCACCACGCCAAAGCCGGCGTCATCGACGACCCGGCGTCCGGGAAGGTTCTCGACGCCCATTGACTGGCGCGGCCCGAGCGTCTGGAACTCGATCGGCACCACGTCCTGGCGGCTCGCGAAGTGGCCCAGCCAGAGCGCGATTGCGGAGTCCGCGTGGCGCGGCTTGCCATCGGTGCCGTTCATCCGCGCATTGTCCGGGACCTTGGCAACGCCCTTGTCCATGCGGATGGCGCGCAGATCCGATCGCACGTCCGCATCCTTCGGGATGATCACGGTGCCGTCCTCGAAGGCGGCCTTGAACGCCGGCCCGTTCTCGCGATACCACTCCGTGGTGAGCATCACCGGCACGATCCGGCTCATGCCGTAGCGCTGCCAGGCGTGCTCGGCGATCATCTGGCCGTTGCCGCGCGCGTCGTTCGCCCCGCACTGGAACTTCGGAAGGTGATCGATCACATAAAAGAGCACCTGCTCCTGCTGGTCGAAGGGGACATTGCGCATCTCGACCAGGAATGGGAAGCGCACCGTCAGGTCCTGCTGGCGCTCCCACGGCGCGATGCCCGAGAGGTCGCCCGAACGGCCGAAGTCCATGCCGTAGCCGTGCTCGAGGTTCGGGTCGAGCTCGGCGAGGAGCGGCGCCAGGTGGTCATCGATCCACGCCTGGCATTCGCTGTGGCGCTCGGCCTTCGAAAGCGCCGCGAACGCGTCCTTGCACTCGTAGCGCAGCACGGGCCCCGGCTGCATGCAGGACTCGATCAGCACGCCCGAGAGGAAGCTCCCGGATCCGGACTTCGGGATCGCGTCGAGCTCCTCGGTGGCGTCGTCGCCGTAGAAGGCGTAGGCGTCGGCGACCCACCGGTCCTCTTTCTCCTGGGACCAGGTCTCGCCGGCGAGCTCGCAGATCCGCTTGTACATGCCGTCGGCGACGGCCTTCTTGAACGGGTAGCGGTGCACGGTGCCCTTGCGGCGCCCGGAGCGGATCTCGGTGACGAGCTCGTTGAACTCATTGTCCTCGCCGTTGTGGGTCGAGATCACGCGGACCTTTCCGCCGCGGAGAATCGTCGCCAGAACCGCCTTTAGAACGCCCTTTAAGTCCGGGTGGAAGGCCGCTTCGTCCAGGACGAACACGCCCTGCTTGCCGCGGGCCCGGCTCGGCGCCGAGGAGAGCGCGACGATGCGGTTCCCGGAGGGGAAGCGGATCCGGTAGGTCTGGATGCCCTTGTCGGGATCGTCCTTCGGGAGCACCACGCCGAGCTCGTCTTCCCAGCTGCCGAGCTCCAGCTCGCTCGTGGCCTTGTTGAAGACCTTCGCCCACTTGGCGCAGGTCTCCACATATTCAATGGCGTCTTCCTTCGCCTGGGGGAAGTAGTAGACGTTCTGGCCGCCCTCGGACCGGTTGGTGGAGGCAATGAGGACGTCGTCCGCGGCCTCCGCCCAGGTGATGCCCGTGCGCCGGCCCTTCTCGTCGACCTTGAGCGGGGAGGGATCGGCGATCCACTCCCGCTGGCCGCGGAGCAGCATCCCCTCGGCGAGCGTGCTCATGCGACGACGCCCAGCAGCTCCCGGCGCAGATCCTCGGCCTGCGTGCCCGACAGGCCGTTGCGGCTGGCGTAGGCGTCCACCTTCTGCTGGAGCTTCGCGCGTACCTGTTCGGCCCACTTCTTCTGCGTGACGCTCGCGCGGGCGAGCTCGGCGACCATGCGGCCGATCTTCGGCAGGTTGGCCTCGACCTTTTCGTCCTCGAGCTCGATCAGGATCTCGAACGTCTTCGTCTGCACCAGGCGCAGGAGCGCCTCGTTCATGGCGCCCTCGTCGTCGTCGGCCTCCGCGGCGAGCGTCTTTGCCTGGTCGGTCGCGACCTTGAGCGCCGCCATGCGCTGCTCGAACTGCTGCCCGTAGCGGTGCACGGAGCTCTTCGAGATCTCGAAGCCGGCCTCCTGGAGCCAGGAGGCGAGATCCTCGTACCCGGAGAAGGAACTGCGCAGCAGCCGCCGCTCGAGCTCCTCGCGGACCTCGTCGGGCAACTGAGCGACGGCGCTGCGCTGTGCCATTGCGGGCTACCAGTACATCGGAGGCCGGGCGATTCCGGGTTCGCACTCGACCTCGTACTCGGCGATGTCGACGCCGGTGCGGGTGAGCTTGCAGTCCCACTGCGGCTGCTTCCCGCGTCCCTGCACGTTCACAAGCTCGCGCAGTTCAAGGTACTCGATCTCTCGCCGCAGATCGTGCTGCGTCAGCGGCATATCGGGGCCGCTGACGGCCTGCATCAGCGTGTCTTCCGATACCGCGAAGGGTCGCCCAATATTCAGCGTCTGGAGAATCCTCCAGCGCAGTACCTCCCTGCGAGTCTTCTCGATGTGATCACGATCCACGGCCATTGAACCTCTCGTGTAGGAATGTCCAGATTGCATCGACCTTCTGCTCAAAGCGAGCGAAGTACACGAGTGCGTCCTCACGCCGGATGTAGTTCTTCGCCACGTCGACCTTGTGGTCGTTCAGCTCGCGTCGCACCGCGTCGATCTCGTCGTCCTGGGAGGTGTCGCGCTCCATGAGCTCCAGGAGCTTGGCGGCTGTCTCGTCGCTCTGGCGCTTCAGCAGCGCCTTGACCGCCCACAGGAGGATGGCCGAGTAGACCGCCAGCAGCGCCGCCAGAGTCCCGACCATCGCGGCGATGTAGTGCCAGTCCCAGCCTCCGGTTGCCGCGGTCATCGACGCCTCCGCTCGTGGTCGCTCTCGCAGTCCGCGCATCGCTCGGCATGGGGCACGAAGCGGATCCGCTCCGGCGGAATCGCGTCCCCGCAGTCGATGCAGTGACGGACCAGGACGCCGGAGTCGCGCAGCCGCTGGGCGATCCGCGCCTCTTCCGCGCGTCGCGCCGCACGCAGGGAAAGCGCCCGCTCCCGGTCGCTTTCCTCGATGCGCGCCGCGCTCTCGAAGTACGCCTCGTCAGCCATGCCGCGCGTTGACGCCCTTGAACTTCTCGAAGGTGCGCATGCTGCCGATGCCGAGCATCCCCGTCAGAACCACCCACAGCTGGGACATGTCGATGCTGGGCGGCGCGTGGAAGGTGAGTCCGAACTCGACGATCGCCCAGTTCAGCATCGGCAGCGCGACGAAGTTCCAGGCAAGAGCGACGCCGCAGACCCAGCCGACGAAAGGACGCCATCCAGCGACGAACAGATTCCCGCTGGCCGCTTCCTTGGCATTGATCGCGGTCTGCGCCTGCACGAGGGTGGTGTAGGCATCGATCTGCTTGAACTCGCCGGTCTGCTGCATCTTCAGCAGCTCGAGCTTCGCCTGTTTTGCCTTCTCGGGGTCGGGGAAGAAATGATCGATCAGCTTGGAGCCGATGTCGCCGATGATCCCGATGGGGTTCAGGTCCGAGAGGATGCTCACAGGTAGGACCTCCAGTACAGCATGTAGGCGCGAATCGCCCACGTGACGACGAACGTGCACACACAGGCGGTCGCGATCTTCTCCTGCCAGGCGGTTTCCTCGCGCCACTTCCACCACACGAACGCGACCGATGCGGGATAGGCGACCGCGAGTCCGAGGAGCAGCGCGCTCCCGGCCTGGACCGCGACGAGGAACTCGAGGACTGCGACGCCGGAGAAAGCGACGCCGGCCGAGGTGAGATGCACGACGCGGTGCTCGCGCCCGAACAGGAACGCCCAGGTGTCGCTCACCATCGCCATGATCACGGCGGCGGCGATCAGCGCCGCGAGGGCGAAGGCCACAATCCCGAGCTGGCAGCCCATGAGTAGCAGCGCAAGCGCCAGCGCGCAGAATCCCGCGTCTTCCGCCAGGTGGTGCGGGCCGGTCAGGAAATAGGAGATCGGCTCCTGGGTGACGTCGACGCTGCCGTCGCGGGCAAGCTCGACATAGCTGCAGAGCGTGACGAACACGAGCACCAGGGCCGCGATTGCGAGCTCGATCATCGGTCCCCCTGGAGCGCCTTGAAGCCGCCGTGCTTGCGCACGGTGTCGACGTAGTCCTGGTTCACCCACTTGCCGTCATCGCCGCGGCGCGGGCTACCGGCGTTGTACGCGGCGACCACGCCCTCCCAGCCGTATCCGGACAGGAAGCGCGTCTTGAGGCTCAGCAGGTGCTGGCAGCCCCACTGCAGACCGATGTACGCATCGCAGAGCGCGCCGAAGGGACGCCGGAACCCGAGCTCGCGCGCCACGGCGCCCATGACCTGCATCGGGCCCCAGCTCATACGCTGGCCCCACCACTCCGTCGCAACGGACTCGTCCTCGATCGCCGGGAATCCGTCCGGCGGCGCAGCCGCGTGGAGCTCCTCGTCGGTGAGCTTGCGGAACGGGGCCTTCTTCGCCACGTCCCACATGTAGCGATATCCCGGCTCGGCGCGCACGGCGCCGCGCACGCCGCTCGACTCGGTGGCGACGATCGCCGCAATCAGGGACGCGGGAAGACCGTACGCACGGGAGCACTGCGCGATGTCGGCGGGGCTTACGGAGTTGCTTGCCTGTGCCATGCGGAAAGGCTACGGGCCGCATCACGAGGGCGTAAGTGGGAAGCGGCTTCTAATCGGTTGCTGTCATGCCGCAGGGCCAATCATAACGCCAAAAAAGAGGGCCGCAAGATGCGGCCCTCTCCTTGCTCCAGCTAAGTGGCTTCGGTCACACATTGCTCGGCAGCAGCGGACCGAGGACGGGAGCGGACGGGACATTCGTCACCGTCGCGTCGTTCTGGAGCATCTGCATGCCGGTGTTGGAGACCGCGGTCCCGCCGGCGCCAATGCAGCCGCCGCCCGGCTGCCAGTACGACATCTCCTGGAAGCTCGTGTAGACGCTTCCCGAGGCGATGTACCAGTAATAGGCGGCATTGTTCCAGTCGCTGCCCGACATGCCCTGCGAGTTCTGCGGATTCAGCGTGAAGACGATGCCCGACGCTGCCGCGCCGACGCTCATCCCCATGACGTAGCCGGTCCCGGTGCACCCCGATCCGGTAAACCCGATCGTGATGCCGCCCGACAGAGGTTGGACGTAGCCGTAGTCTCCGCTCACGGCCTCGCTGATGCGGGCGTAGCACCCGGTGCCGGAGATGATCCACAGCATGCCCTGCTGAACCTGCAGGTTCGCGCGGGTCCAGGAGCTCGTCGTCGAGCTCGCGGCCGCATGCGTGACGCCACGCGTTATGACGGTCGATCCGCCATGAGACACCGCGAGCCGCAACGCCTCCAGGCGTTTCAGCCGGGCGTTCAGCGGCGCCACGGCCGCGGACACCGCCGAAGCCGCCGCCTGAGCGGCGATCTGCTTGGCCTGGGCGACGGTCACATAGCCCGAGTCGTCATCGGCGTGGCTCGTCCCACCATTGCAGGCGGAGACCAGGGCGCCGACGGCGATCGACGCCACGACGGTGATCAGTGCTCTCTTGAAGATCGTATTCACGGTTTCATACCCCCAATGCCGGATTGCCGGCGTTCACACATCGGCCTTGCGGCCGTCCCTCCCTCAGCTCGATGAAGCAAAGAGATCGAACTGAGGATCGTACCCTCTCTCCCGCGCGCGCTGGATGGCGAGCGTTACGCCGCGCATGGTCAGCTCGTGCTTTGCGGCGAGCTCGGAGATGCTCCGGCCCGCTTCGTGCTCCTCCGCGATCGCGCGGTCGCGCATCGCCTGGACGAGCTTTCTGACGCGCGGAACCTCGACGGTCTCGCGCGGGTATTTCTGGATCAGCCAGCGGAAGGCGTGACGCCCAAGGCGACGCTCGATCTCGTGTCCCGCCACGTAGCGCTCCGGGACGTAGAGGCGCCGACCACCGAGCCAACGCGCCAGCGCCAACGCCGGCGAGACGCCGTGCGAATCCGTGAGTTCGCCGAGGATCCCCGGCAGCTCCAGATCGGCCTCAGTCACGGTTTCCCCCTTCGCCTTGGCGCGAGAGTCGAGCGTTCGCCTTTTCCACGCTCCGGCGGTACAACGCCTCGAGCCGCGCATCGGCTGCCTCGTGGCCCCGCGCTTCCTCGGACTCGGTCTCGGGGCGCGGCTGCGTCGGCGCGCTCTCGGCGCGCTTCGTCGCGAGCGAGAAAACGGTCTGATACAGGTAGCCGTGTCCGGTGAGCGGCAGGTCGAGGAGATCCCGGCGCGTGACCATCTGCTCCAGGGCCTGGCGCCACACGGCGCCCGGCGCCGGCACCTGCTGGCGGGCCCGGCGGATAACGCCGCTTTGAATCGCCTTCGAAAGTTCCTCCACGATCATTGCAACGCGTCGCCAGGACAGCGCCCGGCCCTCGTGGCGGAAGAGGCCCGCGTACTGGAGCGCCAGTTCGCCCAGCTGAGGCGGCAGCGCGGCCACCGCCTGGCAGGCCCGGCGCGCGTCGGCGTCGTTGAGCGCGGCCTCTAGGGCGAAGCGGGCGAAACACACGGGGCAGGTCACTTGCATGCGGCGTCCTCGGCTTCTTTCTCTGCTCGCTCCATCCGATCGAGCTGTATTTGGAGCAGCATCCGCTCCACGAGATCGACCGCCTCGCGGGAGAGGACGAACCGGGTGTCGACCACTCGGCCTTCGCCTTCCTTCCCGAGGCGCCGGAACCAGAAGAAGACGCCACTTCCGTCAGCGAGCTCCGCCACGCGCACGCGCCGGTTATCAAACTTCGCCTGGTAACCGGGCAGGAGAAGCCGCTCAGCCCTCGTGAGCTGGATGCCTTTGTTGACGGTGACCTTCACTTCTTACCTCCGGTCGGTGCCTTCGGCTCCCACACCAGACGCCCGAGGTCCGGATCCCAATAGACCCTCTCGCCGCGGCGGCGCAGCTTGCGCGCACGCTGGCGCCCGACCAGGCGCAATGCGCCGGCGCGCAGGAGGGCAAGCCTCTCCATCTCTCCCATCAGGTCGTCTCTCCACGACGCCGCTGATCGGTCTCCAGCGCCGCGACCAGGTCGTGCAATTGCAGGGCGTTGAGGTGTTCCCACCGATCCACATGGAACATGTGCTTGGCCATCGCGTCGGCGTAACCGTGGCCGCGATCACGCGCGGCGAGCATGGCGCAGACCTTCTTGCCCATGCGCCGCCGCCCCTCAGGCAGCGTGATGCGCGGCTCGATCCAATGGCGAACCCAGGTGCGCCGCGGCCGGCGACTTTCCAGGTGCGAGATCAGCTGCCGGCGCTCGTGGCTGTCCATCTCCGCAGCGGTACGTGTGCGACCGCGGCTGAAAGTGGAGATCAGCGCCCGGTAGTCGTCCTCGAGCAGTCGCAAGTCGCGCTTCAGCGCGTGGATGTGCCCGAGTTCCCGGTGGCGCTTGTTCTGCGGCTCGGCCATGACCTTCTCCAGCATGTGGATGTCGTCGCGCATCCGCCGCAGGCGTTCGCGGTCCGCGGCGGAGTAGCCGCCGAACGGGATGGCGGCCTCCGCCCGGCGTAGCCCGTCGCGCATCGCGGCGATCTTTGCGGTGAGGTCGGCGCCCATTACTTCGCCCCGCGCTTGTGGACCGGGATCGGCCGGTAGGTGTAGGTCAGCCCGGCGCCCTTCAGGCGGTGCTGCACGGACTCGCCGCAGCGCGCGCAGTAGACCGACGCGCTGCAGGAGCCGTCCTTCTTCGCGAGGAAGAGCTGCAGATAGAAGCCGCGCGAGTGGCCGAGCACGAAGCACGTCGCCCGTCGCAGCGCCTTCTGCAGGCGCTCAGTGGACATGACGCCTCCGCACGGTGCCACCGGCAGCAAGCCGTTGTCCGCCCACCAGGTGGTAAAGGTCGGCCGTGATACCGACGACATCCCCGCAGCGCTCGCAGTGCGCCTTGATCGCTCGCAGCGCTCCGACCTCCAGCGTCAGATCGACCTTGACGTCATGGCCGCGCAGGAAGCACTTCGCGCGCTTGCGCAGGCGCCGCGCCGGATGAAGCCAGCCGCCGACGGGGCGCCGCTTGGCGACGGCCTTGCGGATGTCCGCGGCCCAGCCGATGACGAGGCAGGCGAGGATGAAAAGGATCGCGAGCGCCCAGACCACCAGGGTGAACCAGCCGGCCACGTACGCGGCGCTGTCCAGGACATGCAGGAAGGCCATCACTTCACCTCCAGGTCGCGCGTGGCGGCCGCAATGAGCTTGTCGACGTCGGGGTCGACCGGCTTCACGACGGGGACGTCGGTGTCTTCGATGATTCCGATGCCGAGGCGCTTGAGGTCGCTCACCTGCAAGTCCTTGACGGCCTGCAGGTCCACTTCCTCGCGTACGCGCACGAGGAGCTCGGCCTGTTCCTCGGGAAGGAACCTGCGGATGCGCTCGATCGTGCGCTCCGGGTCCTTCACCTCGACCTTCCCCTGCTTCTTGCGCAGGCCGAACTTGATGCCGTCGACGACGCGCGTCTTCGGCTTGTCGAAGAATCCCGGGTTGTCGGCGATCAGCTGCTCGAGCACCGTCTTGTGATCGACCGTCTGCCCGAGCAGGCAACGCAGGTGATCACCGTGTTTCTCGCGCACCGCCTGGAGCTCGCGCTCGGCCTCCGTGGCCGCGGCCGCGAGCTCGGTGCGGGCCTGCGCGAACGCGCGCGCGACGAGCTCCATCTCCTCCATCGGGTTCATCTTTTCAGCGGGTCTACTCACGGATTCCCTCCACAGCCGGCCTCAAGCCGGCGCCTGGCAAGCTCGCCGTAGGCGCGGCGCAAGCGCGGTTCGGCCTGGAGGCGTGCCCAGCGAATCGCGTGCCAGCCTTTCGGCGAGACGAAAATGACCCACTCCGGGCGCCGGCACTCGGTCAGCGCGATCGCGGTGGGTGTGAAAGACGGGACGTCCTGCGGCGCGAGCGTCGCCCCGAAGAGGGCCCCCGCCGCGAAGGCGCAGCCGATGACCAGGCCGAGCAGGCCCGCGGCGGCTCGCGGATCACGCCGGCTCATGGCAGCGGCTCCCAGCGGGCGCAGACAGCAAACGCGCGCGTCGCGAAGCCGAACAGGACACAACGCTTGCGGGTGCCGTCCGCGCGAAAGTGCACGCAGGAGCGGCAGGTGACCGCGCCGACACCCGGCTGCCAGCCGATGCGGTGACGGCGCTGCTCGTCCCAGGTCCCGAAGGCATCCGCCTTCACGACGGCAGCCTCCGTTGGCCCACCAGGTCTGGGATGGCCTGTTTGGTCATCGCCGAGACCTGGCGCAGGCTCTTCATCGCCCGTTCGGTGAGGTAGGCGCAGGAGTCCTGCAGCTCGGCGTCCGTCGCCGCGAGGAAGTAGCCGCTCGACGGATGAGCACAGACGTGGTGGCCCTCGAGGCGCAGCTCCTCGACCAGGTGTCGCACCTGGCGTTCGGCAGCCGGGTCCGGGAGAAGGTCGTGACGGATCTCCTGGACGAGGCGTCGCACGCTTGCGCCGTTCTCGCGCCCGATGTGCCGGGAGAGCGCCCACAGCAGCTGGTCGCGCGTCAGCCGGCTCACGCTGCGAACTCCTGGACGGCGGCGCGGGCCGCGTCCCGGTGGGCCTTCAGGACGGCGAGCTTCTGCGGATCGCAGCAGGCGACGACGTACTGGTCGAGCGCGGCTTGGGCCTGCTCCGCATCACGCTTCAGCATGTCGCCGACCACCGACGCCCCGATGACGGGGTTTCGTCCCCCGGACCGTGCGATCTTCTGGTGCGCGTTGCCGGGCCCGCGCTGGCGCCGCGGGCGGCTTTGGGGCGGCGGAACATCCCTGGAGAAAACGCCGGGCAGACCGATCTCACGCGTGCTTCCCCAAGCGCCGCCCGCGCCGCGTGCCTCGATCAGCCCCTCTTTTTTCGCCGTGGAAATGCGGTTCCGATATTGATTGTTCGTCCAGGACAATCCTTCCCGGATTTCCGCCGGGCGCGCGCATCCATCGAACCGCCGGAGGAAGGCGACGAGCTCGTGGCGCCATCCGTCAGTCTTGCGGGCAGATCCGGGCGTGACCGCAGGAGCGGACGGCGCTGGCACCTTGACGCCCTTCTCCAGGCGGAAAAGCGGCACGTCGCCGACTTCGTCCTGGCGCACCTTGTCCTCGGCGACCAGGCTCTCAAGGGCGGCTTGCACGACACGGTGCCCGAAGCCGGTGCGTTCCATCACATCGGCCACCTCGCAGCGCTCGCCGATCCCGGCGAGCGCCTTGAGCACGGTGTCGTTGACGGCGCTCACTTCGCCGCCTCAAGGGAAAGGCTCGGCGCGTACGCCGAGCGTGGATGGCGTGCCTTCGCGGCGATCCGATGCCGCGCGTACTCGCGTTCCGAGGTTTCGCGCCGCTCGCGGCACTGCGGGCATTCGGCGGCCACCAGGTGGTGGTCGACGATCCCGCACACCTCGCATTCGCCGATGGTCTCGATGCTCCGGTTCACGACTGGCCCTCCACGGTTTTCTTCGGGTGGAACATGGATGCGTTGAAGTGGCGCGGATGCCGGTGGTGCGAGAGCGATTCGACCGCCGTGCCGTTGCGGCGCGGCAGGTGCTCGATCTCGCGCGCGGCCGGAATCTCGCGCTCCAGGTGCTCTTCCATCTGCAGGCGAAGCCGCACGGCGTCCTGCGCGGGCAGGAGCTTCTCGTAGTCCGTCACGGCGATCCGCGAGGCAGCGGCTTCTCCCGCGTCGCGGAATCTCGTCGGCACTCCGATCAGGTCGAGCTCGCGCAGATACCGGCGCGGGAACGCCAGGAACTGGGCGAAGGTGATCTGGAGCGCCTCCCCGATTCCGAGCAGGACGAACATGTCGCCCCATTGCTCAAGTGCTTCGTCGCTGTACATGGTTCAGTGCCTCCGGTTCGGGCAGACGGGGCAGGCAATCGCCAGCTGCACCCGCAGCGGATTGGTGGCGGCCGGCTTGCGGCGCTGGTATTCCTCGCAGCGGTTCCTTGCCAGCTCCCCGATCACCGGGCAGTCGACGGTCGCGCCCATGAAGGCGCCTTCGACCCGCGCTTGAACCCGGCTCAAATTGCCGCCGTATGTGCCCTTGAGGACCTGGTTGACGACGCTCGGTGAGTAGCCGATGCGCTGCCCGACCGCCTTCTGGCTGGTGCGATCGCATTCCTCGGCGAGGCGCTCGATCCATGCAGGATGACGATCAGCCACGGGGCACCTCCTGGGGCACAAACTCGCGCCCGAGGTTGCGATCCCACACGATCCGATCCGTCTGGACGTGCGGGCGAAGCGGCCCGGTGTCCCGCACCAGGCGCCATCCGATCGGCCTATGCACGAGCGTCGCCTTGCTGTGTGTGACGACGAGATAACCTGTCCGCTGGAGCGCCTTCATGTAGGCGCTGAGCATCGATCGGTTGCACTCGGCGGTGGCAACAACATCCGGCGTGGTGAACTCACGCAGGATCCTCATGGCCTGCCACGCGCGATCGAGCCCCGTGTTGGATGGGCGCCGATTACGCCGGGCGCGCGAGCGGCGCGGCGCCATCAGGCAACCCTCCTCGGGCCCTTGCGCCGCACCGGCTCGATGAAGAAGTCACGTTCCCGCGGCCAGTCGGCGAGCCCGACCTTCGATTTGCGGCGCGTCTTCGCCAGATCCTCGACGGACGAGAGCCCGACGACCAGAAGCCGCGTACTTCCGGCGGCCTTGGTGTGGATCTGCTCGAGCAGGTCGTCCTCGACCTCGACCTCGCAGAGTTCGCGCGCCATGAGCCGCGCGTCGTCCATGTCGATCGGGTAGAACTGCACCCGTTGCGCGATCCGGCCGGAGAGCTGCTCGCGGGCCGCGATCTTGCGCTGGATTCCAGCCATGCCGATCATCACGACCGGCACCGTGGCGAGGTCGTGGATGTCGCGAAGCGTGTCGACCAGACGCCGCTGCTCGACCAGGTAGTCGGCCTCGTCCACGAATAGCGGCCGCCTGGATTCGGCGAGTTTTCCGACGATGCGCTCGACCATCTCCGCGCAACTGCCGCGGGGCTCGACATCGAGCTCGCGAAGAATGGATCCGAGCAGGCTCAGCGGAGAGCTGGTGGCCATTGCCCGGACGAAGACGCCGTGGCAGCGGGTGACGAACCATGTGACGGCCGTGGTCTTGCCGTAACCCGTGTGCCCGTCGACGAGGCCCATGCCGGGCATCCCGAGCGGACGCTCGATGAGTGCATTACCCGCCTCGGCGAGGCGGGCGACGTTCTTTATGGGTACAATTTTGTAGCGCATCGATCATCTCCACATCGTTGGTTGGTGCGAGGACGGCGTCGGCTGCTACCCGGCGCCGTCCGCTTGTCTGGAGTCACAACCCGAAGGCCGAGGCTCCGAACTCCTCGTAAATCAAATATCTCCCCTTGAACTCGGCGCTTTCCTCGTAGCGGGAAGCGAAGGCGGCGTCGATGTCGTTGATCTCCTCGCCGGCTGCACGCGCCCGGTCGACCCGGATCCAGCGACGGAAGCGGTCCTCGGCCGTCTCGTCCTCGAGCTGCTCCTCGCGAATCATTCGGGTGACGGTCTCGAGCGCTCGGCGCGTCACCTCGGGCGCCTCGGGTTCGGCGCCCGCGCGATCGCGCGCGTCGGCAGCTGCGCTGGCTGCCCCGAGCGCCGGTGTGGTATAGGTCTCGTCGCGCGTCGGGAACGCGTGGATGTTTGATCCTTCGCGCGCCTTCCCGGCCTCCGAAAGAATCTCCTGTGCGATGTCGACTACCCGTTCCTTGCGGGCGGCCGCGCGCAGCTGCCGGCGCTCGTCTTGGATGCGTTGTTTCTGCCGTTCGCGCGCGCGGATCGCCACCTCGCGACGGCTGATGCCGGCGTAAACGGGGTTCTCCGCGATGCACAGGAACTCGCCATCGCGGAAGACGAAGATGCGGCCAAGGTCCTCCGGGTCCTTCAGGACGTGGACCTTCGCGCCGACGCAGTCAAGCTCGGCGCTGATGTAGTCGATGCGGTCGATTGTGATGCCGCTCTTGGTGACCGTGCGCACGCCGCAGTCCGCGAGCAGGATGTCGAGCGCGCGCTCGTCCTCGATGCGCCGGGCGGGCTGCCCCGCGGCCTTAACGTTCGGAGACACGCCGAGCTTCCCGTGCGTGTCGTTGTGGTATATGTCCTCGACCCACCGGTCGCACAGGTCCTGGAACTCGGCGGAGGTCATGCGGATCTCGATGACCTCGTTTTTCTTCATCAATCGGTCGGCGAAACTCTTGCGAGCCTCGATCTGTTTGCGCTCGGCGACGTTGTGGCCGCTGTAGCCCGGCAGGTATTCCACGATGCCGTGGGAGAAAGTGCGGAAGAAGCGCTCGATGTGTGGCTTCTGCCAGCCACTGAAGGGATCGGCGACCAGGTGCTCGACGCCGAGCTGGTCGAACACACGCCGGATTCGCTTGGACTTGTAGTCGCTGCCGTTGTCGGTCTTGACCTGGTCGGGAACGCCCCAGTGGAGGATTGACCGGCGCAGGGACGTGGCCACCGCCTGCGCAGTGCTGGTCTTCGTGACCAGGAGCTTCCCGCGGCGGCTGAAAATATCGACCCAGCCCATGATGTGGTGGCGGCCGTCGAGCAGCATCACGTCGGCGGGCGTCGCATCGCCCTCCCAGCGCTGGTTGAGCCGCACGACGTCTTCGTCCGCGCTTCCGTAGGCCGTCATGTACTTGTTCTTCCAGCCGTCGGGATTCGCGATGGCCGTGATCAGCTCGGCGTTTTCGTCGCGGAAGGTCGCGAGCCACCGCTGCACGGCACGCTTGCTCGGGAGTTGAACCTCCTCGCTGGATCGAAACCGGGCACGGACGGCTTTGAACAGGTTCGCTCCGGAGGTGTGCGGATGCTGGGTGAGCATCGCGACGCAGAAGTCATGCAGCGCCTCCTGGCTGTCGATGACGCCGGAGCCCTTGCGGTTGCCGTAGGAGCCTGCGAGCGCCGCGGCGCCGCGTTCCTTGAGTTCGCGGCGCCAACGGTAAACCGTGGTCGCATTGAGGGATTCGACGACTTCGCGTGCCTCTTCTTCGATCTTGAGTGAACCGTCGTTGTAGGCCGCGCAGAAGGCCGTTAAGGCCGCGGTTTTCGTTAGGTGAGAGTGCGCCGTGAAGTCCTCGATTGCCTCCAAAATGGAGAGCTTCGCCTCCGCGCGGGCGCGGTCTGCACCGTCCAGGTGCGCGAGCCTGGCGAGTCCCTGGGCGGCGACACGAAGCGCCACACGCTCGGCGATCTGCCCGGTGATATGCCGGCGCCTGGCGTACGCTTCGAGCTGTGGGTCGCGCGTCTCCCGGGCAAGCGAAACGCGGTGCGCGGCGATGCGCTGGCGCCATTCCGTGGGCAACGACGCCAGGTGGTACTCGCGGCCTCCGCCACGTCCCTGGCGCCGGCGGCTCTGGCAATTTTCGGCCGTGGCACGGCGAGAAACACTCTGTTGGCGGATGCCGAGAATCTCGGCCAGCTCCGCAGAACCGATCCATGTGTTCATGCGTCGTGACTCCGGTGCCCGAGCGGATTGGGCGCAACGATCGCCACCAGGCGCATGCCGTGGAACTCACGCGTCCGGACGAGGTGCAGCTGCTCGAGTGCGTTGACCTGGTTGGAAACCGCGAGGGCTGTGAGCGGCAGGTCGGGGCCACCGACGACCTCGACAAGGGCCTTCTCGGGGAGAATGCTCGCGGTCAGAAGCGCGGCGAGGATGCGATAGCGGATCGCCTCCGTACGGAGACGGACGTTGCGGGGCTGCCCGTTAATCTTCATTCGGAGCGCCCCATCTGGCGCTTGAGGTCCCGGATACGCCGCGAGGTCTCGTCGTGGACACGCTGGAGCTTGCCCAGCTCCGCGTCCAGCGCCTGGCGGCCGACCAGCAGGCGGCCGCCGCGGATTGTGGTCAGCCAGTTGGTGAGGGTGTGGCTCTCACAGGCGACCTCGATGGCCGCGGCGAGCCAGAATGGAAGGTTGAACTCCTCGCGCGCCGGGCTCGTATAGGCGTCGAGCATCCACTTGCTGACTTCCTTTCCGGTCAGCCGGCTCACGCGTGCGGCGATGTCGAAACGGTCCCCCTCGGCGTGGCGCAACATGTCGGCCACCAGCTCGGCGATGTTCTCGCGGAAGTCGTAGGCGGCCGGGGCCTGGACGTGGGCTTCCGGAATGGCGAAAAGATCGCCCGTCAGCGCGTCGCGGCGGCGCGCGGGCATATCTACGCGACCCTCCGATCTTGTATATCGCCTTTCCGCTTAACCCTGCTAGGCTTCGGCTGTGATGGTCGGAAACGCCCGCGGGTGGGTGTCCCGTCCGGGTTATAGCGGCTCGGCCAGATGGCCTCCGGCGGAAGGTGAAGGGCACGGGCGATAATGGCCTCCATGCGTGGCCACTGCTGATCGAGTGCCATCCCGACCGAGCGGCGGCTGAAGCCGTGCGCGAGCGAAAGGCTAGCCAGGGACCAGCCGGCCTTTTCCAGAGCCGCCTTGATGTCGGCCCGGTGCCAGTCCCGTGGACTGGCCTTTTTTCGGTATGTCTGCTTGCTCATACGAAATAAACATAGTGTCGTTTTCGTTGTAAGTCAAGTCTTTTTTGTTGTGTTCATGTTCAAAGATGACTCTATAAGTGGCATAGGTGACACAAATGGTTGAAAAACAAGGCAAATCTGGGAAGATGCACATTGGCCGTGAAGTTGAACATGGACGTTCAGGTTCGGAGTTCGAACTTGCACAGCGGATTGACGCGCTGACGGGGCTGTTCGAAAGCAGGGTGGCGGCGGCCTCCGAGGCCGAGATATCTAAGGAGCAGCTGGCGCGCTACATCCGGGGCGAAACGTCAAAAGTGCCGCTTGGACCACTTTTACGACTCTGCGAGGCAAAGGGCGTGCGGATCGAGTGGTTGGCCACCGGGCGCGGCCCGATGCTCGAGGCGGCCGCTGCCGCGGAGGAAAAGGTTCGGTATGAGCTACCCGAGACCTTCCAGGAGCGCATCGCCCGGCTCCAGGAGGTGAATGAGACGCTTCAGGAATCGGCGAAACGCTTGAATGTACGGGCGAGCGAGAGAATCCTGGGGCGTATCCAGGCGATCGCGTTCGCGGCCGGCTTGGAGCAGGAGGCAATCGAGGAGCTTGTCTCCCTCGTGGACCAGGCGTACGAGGATGGCTGGGATGACGGTCACTCGACGCCGCCGGAACGGGAATATTCTCGGGAGGACGACGATGAGTAGCCATTGGGCACTATCAAACCATTCGGCGCGGCCGCTCCCGCGGCGCGGATCCATGTGTCGCCACACCGGGCGCCGCTTTTATTATTGAATTCGCCTCAAACCCTTATAAAGAGGGGCTCTCGTCCCGTTTGAGCCCGCCTCATCCCGGAACTTCCCACCTCTCAGACCATCTGTCGCCCCACAACACTTGCGCCCGCCGGGCCACTTGTCCCGGGGCGCCGACGGACGAGTCCTACAGGGGGGCGGCATTCGCCCCCGGGCCGGCTCGGGGGCGGGGCCGGCCGTGGGGTATTGCCCTGCAAACGGCCCCCCGCAGGGGGGCTCCGCACGATTTTTCTCGCTATTGTCGCGGACGTGTGCTATAAAGCGCCCGTTATTTTTGCAGCCTGC